AAATGCCCATATACTTTGCAATCATTTTGCGACTTGGTAGATACAGACATGGGAGGTATAACGCGCATCATGGAAATGATTTCAAATGAGATATCACCACCAGAAGATGAGAGCCAAAAAAACGTAGTGGCGAAGGAGGAGAGCTCACACTTGAATACATCGAACGCTTTTGTTTCGGAGTTTTAAGATTTCCTCCTTCGCAATACAATGAAATGAGTTTTAGAGATGTTGTTATGGCTATGCAAGGTTATAACAATTTCTTTGAACAACAGGAGCAAACTGAATGGGAAAGAATTAGATGGCAAACAACTTTACTATTAAACGTACACACGGCAAAAGGTAAAAGTTTAAAGCCAAAAGATTTAATCGAGTTTCCATGGGAGAATCCTACAAAGAAAGAAACTAATAGAAGTTTGACAAATAATGACAAGTTAATATTTGACAAATGGGATAAAGAAGAATAAATGGCAATAGGTAAACTACTTTTAAAGCTGGGGATTGATACCACTAATCTTGATAAAGAGTTAGGAAAGGTAGAAAAGTCTATGACAAAGTTTGGACAAAATATGTCTAACCTTGGCTCTACCTTAACCCAGTCATTGACATTGCCTATTATCGGTGTAGGTGCCGCAGCTTTAAAATCATTTGCCGACATGGAGAGGTTGCAAAATGGTTTAACTGCCATTATGGGAAGTAGTGCAGCGGCATCAGTTGAATTAGAAAAATTAAGAAAGGTAGCTGAAAATCCTGGTCTTGCTTTGCCGCAAGTGGTAAAAGCCTCGGCTACTTTACAGTCTGTTGGAATGTCTGCTGATATTGCTCGCGAAACTATTACACAGTTTGGAAATGCAACTGCAAGAGCAGGAGAAGGCGCTGAAACCTTTGATGGAGTTATTGTTGCGTTAGGTCAAATTAGTGCAGTAGGTAAAGTTACACAAGAAGATCTTAATCAGATAAAAGGAAGGTTACCAGAGTTTGCCGATGTAATGAAAAATGAATTTGGAGTAGTTACGGCAGAAGCAATAAATAAAATGGGTATTAGTGCGGAGGACTTTATAACAAGGTCTGTAAGTGCCTTAGGAGAATTAGAAAGAGCAAAGGGAGGCTTAGGTAATGCTTTTGATAATTTAAAAGACAATGTAGGTGCATCACTTGCAGAACTTGGTAAAGTAATAAATACAAGTTTAAATGTAGAGGGAGTATTTATTGCATTATCAGATAAAATAAATTATTTAGTAGAAGGTTTTAAAAAATTAAATCCAGAAACACAGGGATTTATTGTTAAGGCTGCTTTAATTGTAGCTGCTATTGGTCCTGCAATTTTCATAGTAGGTAAATTAATTACTACGTTTGGAGCAATGGTTGGAACAGTTAGGCTTATTAAAAGTACAGTGGTTGATTTAGCTAAAGCAATGAATAAAGCATTTTTATCTATTCTTGCTAATCCTGCTATACTTGGTATTACTTTAGCTATTGTGGCTATTGGTGCGGTTGCATTATATGTTTACGATAACTGGGAAGCATTTGCTGGTAGGTTTACAAATATTTGGATAAACATAAAAAACAGTGCAAACAAGGGAGTAGCTGATTTTATGATGGCTATTGATAAGCTGCAAAAAAAGTTAGGTTATCAATTATTTGACGTTAGCGGACTCACTAATTATACAGCAGAACAAAGAATAGTAACAAAAGAATTTAAAAGTATAGGAGAAACAGTTGACAGTTTATCTGGTAAATTAAAAGGATTATTTACAGCAGCTCCAAAAGCAGTTGAAGTTGAAGAAATTATTAAAACTAAAACTAAAACACCAGGAGGCGGTGGAGGAGGTGCAGCTGCAAGTCCCGTGGCTGCAATAACTGCGGAAACTACAGGCATTACAAACATGCTTCCTACTTTAGACTTACTATCAACAAAATTAAATACTTCAACTGCAAGTAATGAAAGATTAAAAGATAGTACATTAGCATTAAATGATGCTACATCTAAATTTATTCCTCCTATTCCTGCTATTGTAGCTTTTAAAACGGAAATAGAATCATTGGGATTAAAAATGAATGAATTAGGTTTAGCATCTGTAAATATTAATTCTGCAATATCATCTGGTATTGGAGTTTTAGCAAATGAGTTTGAAAAAGGAATAGGCTCATTTAATGATTTTGCTAATGCCGTTGTTAAGGGTGGTTTAAGCATTATAAAGTCATTGATACAACAAGGTGTAGCAGCTGCGGTTTCAAATACTTTAAAAGGCCCTGCTGGTACATTAGGCCCAGTCGGTGTTGCAGTTGCAGGTGCAGCTGGTGCATTGGCATCGGGATTATTTACAAGTTTAATTTCAAAGATAGGTTTACCAGCCCTTGCACAAGGTGGTCTTGCCTATGCTCCAACTATGGCAATGGTGGGAGATAACAAAAACGCAAGAGTTGACCCGGAAGTAATTGCTCCTTTGTCAAAGTTAAAAGGGATGTTAGATGGTGGCGGTTCTCCATATATTTTATCTACTCGTGTCAGCGGTGCGGATTTAATTGTAATAATGGAGAAAGCAAGAAATGTAAACACAAGGATAAGATAATGGCAGCAAGATATACATCTACATTCTATTCAGAAAAAAGCCGAAAATATACATTGTCAATAAATGACACAGTTTTTTCTGGTGCTACAACAGAAGTAGAAATGCTTGATGCTGCAATTACATGGCAGTCGGAGGTTGAAAATGGTTTAGAAAGATATGCTCCTATAATTGCCAGTAATTTTAAGTTTACTATTATTATAAATACAGAAACAATACAAGACTTATTAGATGATTTTTTAGTAGCACCAGAAGGTAGATTTACTATTACTTTAATTGGTCATGACGCAGCAGATAGTCCTAACTTTTATTGGTATGGATTTATATTAGCTGATTTAGTAGAATTTGATGATGTGCCGTTATCAGTTGGATATGCCTACACTATTAATGCAGTTGATGGCATAGGATGGCTAAAAGGAATTGATTATAAGCCAGATGGCTATGATGTTTATCAAGGAGATGATACTATTGTAAATCATGTAAATAATTGTTTACAAAAACTTACATACGTTCAAGAAATATATGGCACAAGTGTAGGTATTTTAGCTACTGCCTTTAATTGGCATGAAGATAGTTGGACTTATTCAACATCTATTGATCCGCTTCTTAGAATGCGTGTAAATCATAAAGTATTTTATACTGTTGACACAAAAGACAATATAACGTACATGAAATGTTACGATGTTTTAAAAAGAATTATGAGTCCTTTGGGGATGAGATTTTTCTTTTCAGACAGAAAGTTTTACATGATACAGCCTAATATGTATCTTGATAGTCCAGTATTATTATTTATCTATTATTTATCAAGTACATTACAGCAAGCTACAAGTTTTTTACCTACTTTATTAAATGACAATTATAGCGGCTCAAATAAACTATTAAGATTCAGTGGTGGCAGATGGGGATATTATGGACATATAAAAGATTTAGATGTTGAATATGAACATATAGCATCGGTTAATTTATTGTCTGGTAAAATATTTAATAATTTAAACACAGAGTTTTTTACTGCTAATGACCTTGATTATAATAATAATGAGGCAACAATTACTTACACCTCTATAATGAAATATAGAGATAGTCAAGTAGGAAGTAGTACAATCGCTCCGCACATTGTTGAAGGTAGCTTTGTTATTGAGTTAAGACCTATTGTAGTGCCATTGATTGATTTCTTAACTGCCAACCGTTCACCAGAAGTCAATACATGGACACTTGGTTCTGGATGGACTTTCTCGGATGGTGGAGGTGCTGCACTTGGTCATGCAAAAGCAACAAATGCAACAGGAGATTTAGTATATACTAATTTTACTCCTACCAATGGAGCAACCTATTATGTGAGCTTTGGCATTGAAGTTACAAGTGGTACATTAGTTTTAAAAATGGGTGGTGACACTTATAGCATTACTGCAACAGGAGAATACTACGAAAGGATAGTTTGTGTATCAACGCAACAATTAACCTTTGATCCAAGTGGAACATTTAACGGTATAATTAATTACGTTAAAATAAATCATGTAAAATATTGGTTAAAAAGAGATGTTACTTACAATGGCTTTCAGCACACCTTTACTGCTCAAACTTGGGAAACTTCTTTTAACTATTATAAATTTGTAATACCTGGAGGTTCATCAATTTTGCCTGCTGCTGGTGGAACAGTCAGTAATATAATAGTTAATTGGACATCTCCAACAATGCCAGAGAGCGGAGATGTTGGAGTAAGATTTTTAATTAGTCAAGTTAGAACTGAAACAGGAACTGATTTAATAGCATCCTATTTAAAATTCTACGAACTTGGCAATTTATTTATGGAGCATTTAGCAGCTGGAAATTTAGATGGGCAAAATGATGTTAAAGTATTTGGTTCTTTTAATAATGACACATCAAGTATTTCAGTAAAGAAACGTGTATTTTTTGGAGATGGGCCTTCGCTTGGTTCACCTGGTGCAATACGTGTAAAAAACACTGCAAATACATGGCAAGTTACTGATGGTGATGGTTGGAGAGTAGGTAATACAGGAGATGGAAAAAACATTAATCAATTATTAGTTAATGAAATTATAAAAGGTCAGTTGTTTCCAGTTAGAAAAATGGTGGGAATGAATTTTCAAATACTTGATAGAGATAATCCTTGGTTTCCGCACCTTGCAATTATAAATAATAGCGTTACCTATATAATGGAAAACGCTACATTAGATTTGAAGACAGATATAGTTAATGGTACATTTGTAGAAATAACAGACCAAAGCTAATGGGATATACTGAAAAAACAGTTTTATTAAGAGGTTTGGATTTTGATTCTGGTAGAACATCAAATCGAAGTGCTGGAGGTGTAGCAGGAACAGGTTCTATAAATCCTACAAATAGCGAACCAACTACACAAAATAATAGTGTAACAAAAGTATTTACAGAAGAATTTCTTAATTCTTATACTGCAATATTTACAGTTACAAAAAATGGAGGAGTATTACCATCAATAGAACAACAAATTTTATTGTTTCAAAATGGACAATTACTTATTGATACTCAATACAGTATATCTGGTTCAAGTGTTACAATAGATTCAAGTACACATTATGATGGTGCTAATTACGTTATATTTTTTATTATAATATAAATATGGAACAAATACAGGCACCAAAAAAAGAAAGGAAGTTTTTAAAAGCCGTTGGAAACATTGCCAAGGTTTTAGCGAATGAATTAATAATGGGCATTGGGCGCAAGTTTATCGGCAAAGCTATTAACAAAGTAGGCAACAAACGGCAAGGACTTGTTATTGCTTTTCTTTTGGTGGCAGGAATAATTTATGCCTCCATAGATTCCATTCCCTATCCAATCACAGGCAACAAGCAAAGACTTGGTTATAATACTACTGGAAACGGATTGGTCTGGAGAGGTTTAGCAACAGACACTATAACTAAGCCGACAAGCTATGCAGATAAGAATGTAAAAGCCTATTTAGTGTTAGATAGTGTAACTGGAAGTATATATGTTTGGAAACAAGGCGCCTGGGCATCTTTAGTAGGTGGCGGATCATTTACGCAGCCTGTTGACTCATTATTTTTTGATACAAGTGTTTCCCCTAACAATGTTGACACGGCTAAAATGCGAT